GATAGGCCTCCGTGTTATGATGTTTGATATATAGGATTATAACACAGTTCGGGTGGAAATGCAAGATTTTGTGCGGCAACAAAAAAATCCGCCCTACCACAGTAAGGCGGAATTGGGTGCAGGGGCAAGCTCTGAATTGTAAGGTTTACGTTCAAACTTGCCTGAGCGGTACTGAATTTGGGCAACAAAAAGCCATGACGGGAAATGCCCGTCACGGCGAGCATCAAACCCCTCCCAGCATATCATACCTATGGGCGGGAGCAAAAAAATCCGCTACCATAAATGATAGCGGATTGGGTGCAGGGGCATGCCCCTGCTGGCGGAGATGGAGAGATTAAATATACCACTTCACACCACTTTTTATTGTTTTATAAAACTACTCGCAAACCACGCATTTACGTCATTTAAGCCGTTTTTCTTGCTCCGTGTTTCACAAGCATATATTTACAATTCAGCTTTATCGTGTATAATTCGTGTACGCAAAAACAGCCGCCTCAGACCCATAAAAGTCCGAGACGGCTGAAATTCTACCTACTTAATCTTCTTTGTAATCTCGTCGCTGAGCTTCTTGATGAAGTTCACGCCTGCAATGCCATTCTCGCTGTACCCCCACTTTTTCAGCAAGGTATTAACTGCCTTTGCAGTACCTTTTCCGTATGTACCGTTCTTATCCATACCTACGTTGTGAAGCTTGACCGCCTTTGCAATAAGCAGCAGCTCCTTGAGCGCAAGCACACCGTTTGTTTTGTTGCCCTGCTTGTAGCCTGTCTTGTCAAGCACTTTCGCACTTATCTTGCTCTGGTTCTTTGGTCTCAGGAAGCCTGCAATGTGGTCGTAAGTATGCTTGACCTTAGTGCAAGCTTTTCCGCTCCAGTTTTGGTCATACGAATAAAAATAACTCGTGTTGCCCTCACCGGTGCAGATTGCTATGTGACCCCAGCCGCCATTCAACGTGCCTGACCATATCGCTACATCACCCTTTTTCGGCACGAAACTTGGCGTGTTCTTTACCTTTGTGAAATTTGCTTTCAGCCAAGTGTTCTTATCGAATAAATCCCAAAAATGGTGAGCGTCATACCAGAAATTCTTGATACCTGATCCGAAGACCTCGTTGAAATATGCCGTTGCAAGGTCTACACACTGTTTGCCTGCTGCTCCGTCATAGTCAACGGCTACGCCATTGTGCTTCTTGATAAACTCATCGTAATTCATTGTTATTCCTCACTTTCGTTTGTATCCACTTTGTTTTCAACTGTGATTTTAAGCTTGTGTACTATCTTCACCAAGAATGACGGCAGTGGTATACCTATCACCGCAAGATTTTCCAAGATTGAAATGCACTCGTTGATGATAAACCATACCGTCACGATAAGACCGAAGTAAAAGCTGACGTTTACTTCAATGCCTATCTGTGAAAGTCCTGAGATAAAGAGCCAATCAAGCACGCCCGACACCGCCACCACAAATATGTAGCCGACCTTTTTGAAAAGCCCTTTAAGACCGACACGGCTTGACAGCTCGCCCCTGTTCCATGCTTTCCACATACCTGTAATGTAGTCAATGATCATCACAAGCACCAGAATGACTATAGGTATCGCCATAACACGGAAATACGCTGACAGCCCTGCGGCTATCGCTGATATGATGATTTTTGCTGTGTTTTCTTTCATTACTGTTCCTCTCTTTCGTATGTTTGTCCCGTGATTGTTGTATACTCCTCAGCCGTGATCCACTTGCCGACGGCGGTGTGCACCATAGCAACCGACCACAAACGGGTGTCATAGTATCTCTTGACCTTTGCATAGTTTTTACTCATCGCCGCTCACCTCCAACTCAACACCGTTCAACATAGCCAGAAAATCAACATTTGCCTTTATCCTGTCTATCTCGGTGACCTTTGGTTTGTTGAAATTATCTTCCGTCAGCCCCATGCTCTCAACCATAGATTTTTCTAACTTCGTCATGTTGTACCTCCTACTTCTGACAACTTCACAATATATTCTTCCTCACTTGGTACTGGTATTCTGTAATCGTCATTACCACCCTTGAACGTGATTGAACCGCCTGCTTCGACCTCGATGTTCCGCAGGAAGTCGTCTGGTATCAGGGTTGAAATATCGGTGATTATAGGGTTCGCTAGTTCGTAGTATAGGATAACACCCTGCATTGCCTGTTTAAATGCGGTGGCGTCGGTGTAGGACGTATCGTTGACATCGATATACCCGTCAGTGTTAGCATCAGCCGTTATACCTGTTACATTTATGTGACCCCATAGTTCATTCTGCGTTTTTGTCGAATATTTTGAACAAATGATATTTGGCGGAACGCTATAATTTTTTGTCAATTTCTGCCCTGTAACTTGCGATGTTTGAAAACTTACTTTTCCACCGACACCTGCAACCCAACTCAGTGTTCCCAAATCAACACTTTGTACGCACTGAACGTATCGTTTATTCTCATAATCAACGTAGTTCTTAGCCGTTCCTGCCGACCAGCCGTAGCCAGGCAGATTGCGGATTGCTTCGGGGATTGGGTAGGCGGTATCACCCACAGCGACGCTCTCAACCCCTGCACTAATAATCTCACCTGCATTATATGGGTAGTAGTCCGCTGGGAATATTTTCTCAAATTCTTCCACAGTTGTGGGCTCGTTTCCCGAACCGAACATGGCGGTGAGGTCATAAATCTGTGGTTGTAGTTTAACGTTATCATATGTAACGCCCTCATACACATATAACGTGTAGTACCATTTTTCATTGCTACTTTCATTTGTGATTATAGTCCCGTGGCCTGTAGAATCCTGTCCATATGATTGCGAACTAAACTGCAATTGATCTTTTCCATAAACACCTGACAATGGGTTTGCAACCATTAGATATTTATGTCCTTTTTGATTTTTAACGGATTGCAGAGAAACTGCATTACCTGTTGTGGTAGCTGTTCCATTCAATGTAATAATACCATCGTTAGAAAACGTAAATTTTACGCCCGCTTGTGTGACTACAGTGGGTACTGGTTTAACCAACTGATTAAATACGATTGACCTACCACCCACCGACTTCACGCTCATCAACTTCGCCCCTGTCGGCACTGTCTTGGTATATGCCGTATCTGTATCGGTTTCAAATTTATGCGTCACACCCTGACCAATGTCGTACAGTGCATTTACACGTCTTGTCAATTCTTTATCCGTCAGCTTTAGGTTAGCTATTTCAGCGATTTTTCCGACAGCTGTCACATAATCGTCTGGCAGACTATCAGCTATGGATTGTGCTGTCTGAGCAGCAGTTTCAGCGGCTTTGCGGTCTGTGGTGACCTGTGCGGCATGGTCTGCCACTGTAGCCTTGTCGGCTGTCACCTGCGTTGCCAACGTCTGCACCGCCTGTCTGTCTGCCGCAGTGCTGTCAGCATTTGTCTTGGCAGTTTTAGCGTATCCTGACGTTATTGTCTTGTCAGCTTCGGTTTGCTGTGCTGCCGTTGATGCTTGAGCTGCTGATACCTTGGCATCATTCTGAGACTTGACTGCCTCAGCACGTGCGGTTTCTGCACCCTGCTTGGCTGTTTCTGCCTGTGTTGCGGACGTTTCAGCCGCCGCCTGTGCAGTTTCAGCACGTTCAGCCGCCTGCGTTGCCGTATCGGCTGATTTCTCTGCGGCTGTGGCAGATTTTTTTGCGTTTTCTGCCGCTGTAGTAGCCGTTTCTGCGGCGGTGACGGCGGTTTGCATATCTGCGTGTGTCTGCCTGCCTATGGCGTCTATGCGGTCTAGTGCGTCAGCTGCCACACTTGGTGACGGCACGGCATTATCACCTATAGCCGCACCTATTCTCAGACGGAATATGCGTGATTTTTTAACTAATATATACTCATTGACTGCTAATTTTTTCGCCGCTATCTGGCAGCTGACTGTCTGCGCTGACCGCAGTATATCAGCCGTTGGCGTCCACTGTCCGCCTGTGATATCGACCTCGTACTGAACGCCATCACCGTAGTCTATCGTCATTACATAGCGGTCTGCGCCGTCTACTGTCAGCCCTTCGACCGACACGGGTCTAGCGTTCGTTTCGCCGACGTAGCCCAGCAGGGCTGTGTTCAGTGTTACGTCATAATCTGCATTTAATGTTATCGTCATTTAATCACCCCTCTTTACTCTATTGCAATATAATCAACATAGTATGTTCCTGTTGGAACGGTTTCCAATGTTGGCCCGTTATTAGCTCCCATGCAGACACTCATATAGTATGACGTTCCTGACCCATAAACGTGGGTGCAGTAGTTCTGATATGGTGTTGGTGTGTCTGTCTGCCGTAGCGTTGCTATTACCTGTTTAGGCGCAAAGGTCAGTCCAAGCGGTATCTGCATCAATGGATTCGCTTTCGTCATCTTGTATTCCACAGTGCCATAGTGTATCTTGCCGGCTCGGCTCAGTATCTCATCGATTTCCTCGCCTGCGTGTTGCATAGGATAGTCGTTGATATCTTGCGCCAATGTCAAATTTTCATCAGCCATTATCTCGCCCCCCTTAAAGCTGTTCTTCTACCGACAGACCTACCGCAGAAATATCAGCACTCAGTCCGCCGTCAAAAGTAAATTCTAAATTTGTTATTGGTATGTCATAGCTGTCTGCACCGTTGGTGTAGGTCACCACGTCACCTATGTCGAAACGTGGGTCACCAAGTCTGTGGTATAGCTCAGTGGTGTACCACGAAAATCCACCTATCCTGCGCCACAGAGATTGTAGCAAAGACTCTGTCATGTATGGATTTTCAAACTCTAAAACTCTACCCTGCGTTGTATCTGTCACACCAAGCGACAGCGTTACATCATCACTCACTTTGCAGATAATGCCCACGATAGCGTTCTGCCTTTCAGACAGTGTTGGCAGGTCTATTGTGTTGTTATCAAGCGTTTTCACGCTCGAGCCGTACCATTTTCGGACGTACCGCCCGAAGCGGTCAACATACCCGAACTGCCCCTGAGCTGAGGCAAGGTAAGACAGCATTTGCCGCATGGTCACGTCCTTTGGCACTGAGCTGACCTTGAAATAGAAATACTTTGAGTACAGCACCTTGCCGTTCTTATCTATCAACCTTCTGCCGTTCTTGTCACGCAGTAGTCGCACCTCTGTGTAGTCATTGCCGTTCTGCAATCCTAATTGTCTGCAAATGTCGTCTTCGACGGCTTTATTCCAGTTTGGCATAGGGATATGCGGTACATATGGCTTGTCCGAGAAGTACAGCCTGTCCGCCATTGTCAGCTGGACACTGCCGCCCGACTTTTTCGACTTAACGCAGGTGAAACGTCCCATTGGTATTTTTTCGTCGCCAAGCATCTCTCCAAGCTTGCTTATCTGCTCCACTGTCAGCTTTGAAAGCTCAGCGTAGGTGTAGGATTCTAGGGTGGAGTAGGTGGTAAATGCCGAGCTGTCTTTCATATACAAACTGAAAACATACTCATTCCCAAGATACTTAGTTCCGTCGTCAACCAGTTCCGCCGTCACACTCTGAGAGCAGACAGCTCCAAGCTCTATATCATCACTTAGAGAGGTTGATTGAATGTCTGTCTGAACGTTCTGAATGCCGTCATATGCCACAGGTTCTCCGCTCTGAACGTCCTCTATCCACATACCCCACAAGGCTTTGTAACTCTCTATCCTGCTTGTTATCTCATTGCTTGCTATGGTGTACATATGCCCTCCTAACGTTCTGCGAATGTGACAGTACAGCTCTTGTAATACTCACCACCGTCAAGTCTGACAAGCCCCTGCGGTACATAGTCGCTTGCGTTGGCAGATATAGAATAATACTTGCCATTGTGCCAAAACTCCAGTTCTGCAAAGTCGGGTCCGTCCTCGATAAGGGATTGTATCTCGGCCGAATCTGCGACAGGAAGCATTGTCCACTTGCAAGGCAGTTTATATTTGCAGAACTTTCTTGCACCCACAAACAGACCTGTTGTATTCACTCGTCCTGAACCTGCCGTCCATTCGTAACAGTTTACAGGGCTCCAGCTATCAGGGTCAGGGTCTGTCACCCACACGCCGTTTATCTTTAGCAATGTTCCTGTCAAAATGCACTCACTCCCGTCTTACGTTTATACTGATTGTTGCTGTCCTGCATACACTTGAAAAGCACCTTGCTGTCAACTGTTCCGAAGAACACAGGGTCATAAGCTTTCAGCCAATCAAGTATAGCGTTCAGCACCCTTAACACCTCGTCAAGCTTGCCGTTATCAAGCATACCTTGCAGTTTGCTCAGCGGTGAGATCACCTCCGGGTCTGCCTTTGCGTTCCTGTTATCGCCCACCATTGCAAGGGTCGGTGCTGTCGCAATTCCGCCTGTGGCAAGCTTTGGTATCTCAGGTATGCTTATTGTGTCAAGGTCAAAGCCAAAGGTTTCTCCGCCTATGCCAGGCACCCAATCAGGCACATCAAAACTCAGGCTGTTAATGCCGTCGATTATCCAGTTGACCGCACTTTCAATAGCACTGGTCATTTTGTTTACTGCACCGATAATTAGGTTTATAGGTGCTTTCACAACGCTGTAAAGCGTATCCCACACGCCTTTAAAGATCTTCTTTACACCCTGCCAAGCCTTCTTCCAGCTACCTGTGAAAATGCTCTTGACGAACATTATAATGCCGTTGAGAATGGTCTTTACGCCTCCGAAAGCGTCTGAAAAGGTCTTTTTGAACCACTTGCCTATGCCCTTGAAAACGCCCTTGACAGCATTAAGAAGCTTCGTGAATATCTCTTTTATCTTTGCAATACCCTCAGATACGGCATTGTACAGACCTTGTATAATATATCCGCCCATTTCAGCCATTACCTTGCTAGGGCTGTGAATACCAAAACAGTTCTTGAAGCCCTCAATAAATGGTGTAAGAACATGGTCATAAAGCCAAGTGCCTATACCCTTGAAAGCGTCAACAATACCTGTGAAAAGCCCCTCAACGATATTTCCACCACAGTCCTGTATTTTCTCTGTAAAGTAGTCACGGATACTGAAAACAGCGTCCTTGATAAAGCCCCACAGCACCGATACCGCACCGCCTATAGCTGAGCCTATCGCCTTGAAAAGCTTTGTGGCAATGCCGCTCCAATCTATTGTAGAAATGAACGTCCACAGCTTTTCACCTATGCCCTGCCAATTCACAGTTTGCAGGAAGTTTATTGCCGTATCAAGCAGACCTTTCACGCCCTCAGAGATAGTCGTTCCTGCCTTGCCCCAATCAATCTCATCAAACCAGCCGTTCACAGAAGTGCCTATGGACGAGCCAAAGCCCGACCAATTAAAGGTGGTAACGAACGAATAAAGATAGTCGATGATAGCTTGCCATTTTGAAGCAAGGGTCTTGCCGATAAGCGACCAATTCGTTTTCTTTATACCGCCGTTAAGAAAATTAGCCGTACCCTTGCCGAATCCTGCCCAATCGAACTTCTTCATAAAGCGGTATCCTGCGCCAAAAATAGTGTTTATACCGCCGCCGAAGCTGTCCCCAAGACCTGTCCAATCAACTCCGTTAATAAAGCTGTTCAGACCGTCTGTAAGCTTATCCACAAAGCCATTCAGCTTTTTCTGAATACCGTCCCAGTTGATGTATGCGAAAGCTCCGTTGACCTTTTCAGCCACAAGAGAGCCAACTCCTGCCCAATCGCCCGACTTAATGGCGTCTTTCATACGCTCCGCCCAATCAGGAAGCTGAACGTTGTCGCCGTTTATGGCTGAGTAATCAATGCCGCCCTCTGAACTGTCTGTATCGGACTTGCTCTGATCCGGTGCAACTCTTACAACGTCAAAGTCCGCAAGGTAAGTGTCCTGAGTTTTCTTTATCTTTTCCGCTGACTTCTGCGCCTGCTTTGTCGCCTGCAAGGACTTCTGATAGGTGGTGCCGAAAAGCTCAGAGATAAACGCCGCCACAGTTTTTGTCGCCGTCGCTACGCCCGACATAAGCGTATTGAGATATGGCATAACTGTGTTCATTATCGGCGTAAAAGCTATGGTGAGGTTGGCTTTTATCTCGTTCAGGGACTTGGCAAATTCTTCGTTGCCTGAAACAGCGTTTGCGACAGCGGAACGTATTCCTTTCAGCAAAACAAGCACGCCTGCCATTAAGAACACTCTTTTTGCCGCAGATTTGAGCGAATGTGTAAACTTGCTCAGCGGTTTTGAAGTGCTGTCGATAGTTGTTTTAAGCCTGCTGAATTTGGATTTAACTGCATCAACAGCCTTCGAGCCTGCCGAACGCATTGTCTTGAAAGCTCCGCCGAGAGTTGACTTCACCGCCTTGCCTGCAAAGCTTACGGCTGAGCCGATACCGCTTTTTATCCTGCCTACAGCAGTCTTTATTTTCTGCACGGCACTTTCAGCAAAGCCTGCAATAATATCGTCCATTTTTGTTGTCTGCTCTGAAACGCTTTCGGCTGACTTGTTTGCCGTTTCCGCTGCTGTCTGACTTATCTTCGCAGAACTTGATTTAGTCTTGTCCTGCATTTTCTGAACTATCTTATCCGTTAGTTCATTGACCTCAGCTTCGACCTTTGTAGTGTCATACTCAGGATCATAGTTCACCTGAACAGTTTTAGGCTTGATATTATCTGTCTGCCCTGCCGCTTCCTGCGCCTTTTTGCTCAGCTTATCATACTCAGCCATTGCCTTTTCAACAGCCTCCTGCATACTCTTCTGGGCGATCTCCGACGCACTGCCAAAGCCCTCGTCTACGGCTTTAGTGGTCTTATCCATAGCGTTCTCAACAGCTTTCTCTGCCTGCTCTACTGGCTTTGAAAAGCCGTTCTGTATGCTTGCAGATATCTTGTCAAGCTGCTCCTGCACCTTGTTTTTTATCACAAGGTCAAGAGATATAACACCAACGCTTGCTCCGTCTGCCATTACTTATCACCTGCCTTTCCGAACATTCCCTTGAACAGCCTTTCAAAGTATTTCGCAGTTTCAAGCTTGTCCTGCTCTGTGAACGTTTCTCTTGCTTTCTGACTTCTGAACGCCGTCCACTCTGAGCGTATCTGCTTTTCATACCTGTCGAAATTCTTTATGATGTCCTTGTTGTCCTCGCTCCTGATACGAACGATCTGACCCAGCGGCGTATCGTGCATAATCCCTGCAACGAGCCTGTACCAATCGCTGTAATGCAGATTTTCCTGCTCTGAGGGTAGGATATTGTACTGCTTTGCAATGGATTGTATGATAAGCTCTCGGTCATAGTCAAGATCGTACCAGCTTTCTTCAAGCTTACTCTGCGTTTTCCTGCGGAAATCGAGCCTCTGTCTTTTCTGCATCCTCGCCTGTTACCGCTGAGATAGCAAGAGTGAAAAGCTGCTGATGTGCCGCCCAAGGCATATTCATTGCCTCTATCTCCTTGTAGTCCTTTGGTGCGAACGCAAGCTTGAAAACCTCGTCTATCATATCAAGGTCTTTCTTTTCAGCGTTCTTGTCGCAGATGTCAAGTATCTTCTTGACAGTTTTCTGCCTGTCGTCCACAGGGTAGACCTTGTCGCCCACTCTTATCTCAGGTGTGCCTGTAAGAAGCTTGCTGTCGAGTGTATACATCTTTGCCATAGTTATTATCCTTTCTGATTTTAGGTATAAGAAAAGCACTCCGCTATAAACGAAGTGCTTGACATTGTTATTTTGCTGTGATATAATGAACATAAAGAGAGGTACTGCGATAAGCGGTTTACCTCCAGTTGGTCAATTTAAATTATAACCGTCCTTTGGCAGAAGGGCGGTTATTTCTTTTTATTGCAGACATTGAGCACAAGCCCAATTATGTTTGTTATAAGTAGAAGTAAAGTTAAGACTTCCATAACGCTCATGTGTCGCTCACCTCCTTAGCCATGAGGCTTTTGGAGGATTATTTAAACCGCCTACCGTTATTTGCAGTACCCAAAGTCATTATATCACAGATAGTTTTTCTTGTCAAATATTGTTGTTTACGCTGCCGCCTCTGTAAACTCAGGCTTGCCGTCGGAAGCAAAGTCGAACGCAAGCGGCGCAACTGCTGTCGAATCTCCGCCGCCCCATTCCGTTACGCTGACAACGCCCTTGATAACAAGCTTTGCTCCGCTTGGGAAGTTCCACACAAGGGTTGTGGTCGCCGCAGCACCTGTTTTGAGTGCAAGGCTCTCGATGTAGTCATTGCCTGCGTCACCGACGTTTCTCTTGCCTGAGATACTGATAGTGATAGACTTACCAGTGAGCAAACGTCTTGTCCACCCCTGCTGATCAAAAGGCTTCCACTCCTCGATATTGCCGTCAATGGATACTGAAAAGCTCTCCATATCGGCAATAGTCACAAGATTGCTCTCTGTCGAGCCGTCGCCGCCTGTCTTGTCTATCTTGAACTGGTTTTCATATACGGGATAAACTCCTGTTGTGTTTGCCATACTCATTCATTCCTTTCGTAATATACTGTTGCCTCGATAACATATTCACACACGCCTCGCTCGTCCCTGCCAACAGAAACAGGCTCTTTGCATTCGAGATACTTTACCATAAAGCCGTCAGCCTTATGCTGACGTATATCGGATAGGATATCAAGAACGCTTTGTGCCTTTATCTCTGCCTGCGTGGGAGCATCAGTCCAATGAATAAGCACCGAGATATGTTTTTCAAGTGTTTTTGTGCAGGCTTTTCCGCCTATGCAGATACGCTGTGGCTTTGAGGTCTTTGCGTTGTACACGCCTACGCACTTGTCAAGGTTGCCGTCAATAGTGCCTGCATACACGTCCTGCAATTCAAGGATATCGCTCAGCATATCCGCTATGTTAAGTAAAGTCATACGCCTGTCCTCTTTTTGAACTCTGCCACAAACTCATTCTTGGCAAGGTCCTTTTTATTGCCTGTGATATATGGTTCGAGCCAAGCCGCACCTGCGTTAGGGTTATTGCCTTTCTGAAAATGATACTCAGGGTGATAGTACAAACGTCTTGCCTGCGGAGAGCCTGTCACAAGACTTGCACCGCTTTCGTCAGCGTGGACAAAGGTCTGATTATTCTGCATATCGCCTGTATCGAACGGCATTGTCTGAGCACTCACAAGGTCTGCCCTCACCTGCTCCATAGCCACCTCAGCGGACTTCACAGAGGCGTCCTCGATAGCCTTTATCGCCTGCATATCAAGCTTTATTTCAATGCCCACTATATCAACTCCAATCTTGTGTAATTCACCCTGCCGTCAGGGTCTTTGGCTTTCTCAGAGCCATATATCTTGTACGTCCTGCCGCCTATGACCGCATAGCCCTCTATAACAGCGTTATCAGGGGCTATATCTCCGCAGAAAAGAGCCTCGCCTGACAAGGTTATAAGCTGTTTCTCTGCGGATAATTTCTGCCTTGACTTCTCAGAGTGAAAGCATTTGCCCTCAAATATGACCGTCTGCTTCTTTGAGCCGTCACGATTAAGTCCGTCCGTTCGATAGACCTTGCATGGCGTTTTGCATACCCTTTCAGGTACAAGCTGAGGAAACTTCATCACATCAGCCCCCTATAACATAGTCCTGTCTGCATAAGCACATTGTAGACCTGACGTGTTGTGATAACGCCGTCAAGAGATACCACCTTTGACTTATCGAATGACATTGAAACTCCGCTTATGCTGTAAGCGCTCAGAGGGCTTTCTAACAGCTCCGAATTGTCATAGATGAATTTCATCTGCAAGGCTGTGGAACGCTTTATACGCTCTCTCTGAAAGTCTGTAAAGCTGTCAATGCCCTCTGCTGTTATGCGGTTGAAAGTCAGCGTGTCGATATCGCTTTCTGCTCTTTGCCGAATTGCTGAGAACTGTTCTTCGGAGATATCACACTCAGGACAGATATTGCAAAACTCAGTAGAAGTGAGGTACATATCCCTCACCCCTTACTCGCTGTACTCTGCTGTATCAACGTCAGCGTAAATGCTGTCTATCTTTCCGTCCTTGCCGTTCGGGAAAGTGAAAACATCTGAGAACGCTCTGTTCTGATAGAGCCAGCCGTCACCCTCTGTGTGTCCGCCCGGAGCAAAGCTGTAAATGCTGTTGATCTTAGGTACTATCTTTGTGGTCTCAGGTGTTGCGATAAGCACGTTTATCTTATGCGAACCTGCGACTTTTTCATAGTATGTATCAAGTGCAGACTTGCTCGGTGTGCCTGATACCTTAGTGTAAGAACCGCTTGATTCGGTGTAATACTCCTTGCCGCTCACGATATCGGTATCAGCGGTCTTTACATAGCTTGCAGCGCAAGGCTCAAAGCCGCCGTCCTCAGGGTCAAAGTTGAAGCGGTCATAGAAACGCTCATCATCAATGACCTCCATGATAGGCACTCCGTCAATGTCGGTCACTCTTGTTCTAAGACCAAGTCCTCCCTCTGCGATCTGCGTCATTTCTATCTTTCTCGTGAACTTGTCAGACTGCTCCAGCAGGTCCATAATTGTGGAAGTCACATACATAATGAGCGAGCCATTAGACTTATATCTTCTCAGCTTGCCTGATGAAAGAAAGCCTTTGAGCTTGTCGAACACGTTACCCTTTGTGTATGATGAAGCGGCTGTTGATGAGTGATAGCCCTCAAGCTCTGCCGCTCTCTGAGCTGTCTTTGAGAAGAACAGAGCGTCCGTTTCGGGAGCAGACTGTGTTTTCTCAAATACCTCTGAGATGTTTTTGATAGACGCTGATGAGTTCGTTTCGTCAACGTCAGCCTTATCCACAAGAAACTCAACATCACGGTCGTGTGTGAGTGTGAAAGGCACGTCCGTCTGAACATACTTACCTGTGTTCCAGCCGCCGTTTCTGTTGTGGCTCTTGTAGCCTGATGTTGACATCTGTGTGAAGTGGAAAGTCTTTGCGTCAAGCCACCTAACGTTCTGTGTGATGAACGGACTTGACAGTGTTTCCTGGATCCTTATCTCCAAGAGCTCGGGATTCCATACTTCTGCATAATTAAGATTTGGCATGATTCATTCCTCCTGTTTTTACTTGAATTTGTTCCAGCGTTTCTGCGCTGTTGGTTTGCTCTGTGGCTTCTTTTCATCAGTATCCGAAGATCCTGCACCGACCTTAAAACCGCCCTGCTTTTTGCCGTCGGACTTTTTGCCACCCTCGCCTTTCATGTCTGGATACTTCTTCACAACCGCAGAAAGGGCGGCGTTGATATCCTGCTGACTGCCGTTTCTCACATAGCTTTCAGCCACCGCAACAGCGTCCTCGATACAGTCGGGCTTGATACCAAGCTGCATAGCGGCTATCTGAGTTTTGAGCCTGAGTATCTCCTGGTCTTTTTCGTCAGGTGCGTTCTCAGCATTGTCCTGCTTGTCGGACTTATCCTCGTTTGGCTGTTCCTGCTTATCTTCCGCAGGCTTGTCGGCACCCTCACCGTTCTCGTCAGCCTGACTATCGTCCACCGCAGGCTGTTCATTGTCGGCAGAGTTCTCATCTGCCTTGTCCGCAGGCTTTTCCTCAGCCTTTGGCTCGTCCTTTTTCTCCTCGTGAGTATCGGGAGTTTTCTTCTCCTCCTCATCAGTGAGTTTCTTTTTCTCGTCCATTTTCTGACCTCGCTTTCTTAAATTTGTGTATGAAAAAAGCACCCGTTAAGGTGCTTAGTTCCGATATTTGGGTATAAAAATACCGCCTCGCCGTAGCGGAGCGGTTAGATTTATAACTGACCGATATAATCCAAAATACTTTCGCACATCAAGCCTTCTTCATTTGGATTATAATTTTCATCCAAACAGTTCAAAGTCAGGTAATCACCAACTTTATCTTCTATGACATCAAGTTCATCATTTGGGTCAATACCAATAGAAACAAGAAACTCTTTTTGTTTTTCTGACATTATAATCACTTCCTTTTGTACTTGTTGATTTTGTTCTTGCCTGTTTTCCATATAGTTGCGATAGTTCCAGTTTGGGGATTTACATTAACAGTTGCTTTCTCACCAATAAATCGTTGGCTTGGTCTGCCCAAACTATCAATTTTAATTTCATCAATATACAGCGGGTTTATAAGTGCATCTTTTATATCATTTACAGAAACCTTTCTTTCGGAAGCTCGCTCTTCCATATGTTTTGAAAATTTCGTTACACCAATTCCGTTAGATGTTGTTAATTCAATTTTATCATCTTTTTCCTTTTCTGTCAAGCCGCCATACACTTTCTCCCTAGAATAATCCCTCCGCAGAACTTCGCTGTTAGCGTTTATAAAGGCTTTCAATTCCTGCTGTGCCTGCCTTACTTTCTTGCGGTAGGCTTTTGCTGTGTCGGGGTCGAGAGTGCCTGCCGCAAAGCGTTTTAGCTTGCGGACTTTCCGCTCCATTGCACGCTGTTTCTGCTCAAGCTCTCGCTGCTCTTTTATCTTCTCCGCCGGTATCGGCTCAGGTATCTGCGTTCTGCCGTGTATGTACTGTGTCATTGTGTGACGGCAGTTGGGGTGGAAAAGCCCGTTCTTTACGGCGTATGACAGCAGCCAAAACCACTCACCGCAGTAATTTGATTTGCCCTGAAACTCGTCCTTTTCACCCTCCCATACTGTGAACACATCATCAATGTACACCTGCCCCTGCCAAGGCTCGCAGGTCTTTGAACAGCCTCCGTATTGTGACACAAGCACAGTATCATAGCCAAGCTCTGCAAAGCGTTTCGCCGCACCCTGCAACGCTGCTCTTGTGGAAGTTGTCCTAAGAGCCATTCGCACATAGTCGGCAATGTTCACTCGCTTGCCGTCAGCGTATACGATACAGTTTATACCCTTGTCAAGAAAGTCCTTTGTGGCAAGGTCGATAGCCTCGTTAAGCGTCATAGAGCCTGTTCCCATTGCAAGCTGTACTCTGTTCAAAGTCTGCCTGTAAATGTCGTCTGTCATTCGCAGAGCGGCTGTTTCAGCGGTCTTTTCAAGGGTGGTGACGTCTTCCATAAGCTTTGCCATTTTCTTTTCGTTCACGCCAAAGAAATGCTTGTCTGGGATAGGCGTTATAGGCTCGTCAGAAAGCTCCTGGGCACTCCGTTGTGCCTGCTGCTGACCCTCTTGGAACTGCTCCGTCATAAGCTGTCTTGTCTGATCGTTGATAACGTCAACATACTCGTTCATGATGTCAAGGTTTTCACGGCGGAAGTTCTCCATATTTTTCAGTTTCTCAGCCTGCCAAGCAGACCATTCAAAGCCGTAACGCTGTTCCTCCGCCTTGTGCCTTTTGAGATTGCGTTTCAACGAAGATATGAGCCTTAGCTCTATCTCCTCAAATATCTTTGCGATGTCTTTGAAGCTGAGAATACTGACCACCTCCAAGTAGTTGATAGCAACAGGGGTTAAACAAATTCAAATGTACGGAAACTATAATGCCCCGTCCGGGCGAGGACCGTACTCATCACCTACCGCAGTAGGCTCACCCTCTGTAAGCCCCTTTTCCTGCATTATCCGCTTGACCTCTGCGGCTTTCCAATCGTCCTCTTTAGAACTGCCCCACAGCTCCTCCACCTGCGTTTCAACTGACATAATACCATATGTGCTTGCCTTGCCCACAGTCTCAACTCTGCTGTCAAAGTCAGGCGCACCGTACTCGCCGAAGTCAACTGTCACCTCATAAGTCTCAGGGGCTTTGCCCTGCATATTGTCATAGGTCATAAGCACTGCAGAAACAAGCTGCGGCAGAGCCTTTTCAAGAGCCGTTGTGATAGTGTTTCGGGTGTTGCCTGTGACGTCTTTCTTCTCTCGTTGAGCGTCCGCACTTGACATCTTGCCCACATCTATGCCAAGCGTGGCAGGAGATACAAGCCCTTGCAGACACATAAGCAGGCAATTCGTATAGCTTGCCACAAACGCTTCATACTTGATATCAGGCTGAACTACTTCTATCTTAGGCGCTGCACCCTCTGCCGAAAGCGGTGGGGCAATGCTTATGTAACTGTTGCCGAACTGGTTAGGCGCTTTAAGCTTACCGCTTGCAGGATCTCTAGGTATCATGCTTTCGGGGATATACTGCTTTACCCTGCCGGCTCTGATAGCGTCCCACCATTGTGAGATCACCTCGTCCAAAGCGTCAAAGCAATCAGACTTACCACCGTCAAAAATGCTCTTGCCCCTGTTCGGATATTTTCGTGATGAAAAGAATTTCAGCGGCACAGCCATTATATACTCGCCCTCAAACTCAGTTCGGGGCGGTATCTGTGCAAGGCAAGGCACGTTGTCCAAGCCGACCTCGTGACCGTTATCGTCATACAGACGGCTTTCTATGTATCCCTTGCCGTAATGCTCTTCAAGGTGAAATTTCTTTGTGCCTGCATAATGTACAGAATGAAAAACGACCTCGTTCAGCAGACCTCGTACAAAGTTATACTCCACTTTGTCAGCGCCGATAAACTCGACTATTGGCGTATCAGAAAGCTCAGTATCCACCGATATTTTGAAAGCTCCGTCGCCGTCAACAAGTGCGGTAACTATCGCCTTGCCTGTCAGCTCTGTGAAGTCTATATGCTCGGAAATATTATCAAAGTCAGCCTTTGCTTTGTCCCCTGTGACCTTGATATCGTCCATATCAGAATAGACAATGTATGAAAGCGTATCGGCGATTATTGCAGGCAGACCACTGTGTATCTTGCGTATCTTTTCATTCTCAGGGACGCTGCTCCAGAATGAATTTGTGCCTAAGTTAAGCTGACGAAAGAACTGTGAAAGCTCTGCGGCGTCACCACGATACCAAAGCTGTGACCTTATCACATCTGTCATAAAACCTGTTTTCTCTGTTATAGTTATGCTGTATTCGGGTGCAGGCTGGATATCAAGCCAGTTTCTTATCATATTTTTCACCTTGCTTCCTATGCTGAATTTAGTCAATCTTCACACTTCCTATCTTGTCACGATACGGCAGCCAAGCATACTGGCAGGAATTGATAAGGTGATCGTTGCCGTCCTCCGGCTCAGCCTTATCCTCTTTCCAACTGTATATGTTAAGCTCGCCTGCGTACTCCTTGCAATGCTCAAGGACATAAAAATCACCTGCCGCCAGCCAAGCTGACTGCAAGTGTATTCGGTCGATTATTTTCGTTTTCTTGAATGCCGGGATAAAATTATATATACTGCCTGTGAGCCGTCCAAACTTCTGACATTCAAGTATGGTCGCCTGATCTGCGCTGTCGATATACACATCTCGTGCAAAGCCCCACGTCCTGCGGTTTTTCTCCAAGAATACTGTAAATATCTTTGGTATGTCAGAGGGTGTGAGAGGCACTTGTCTGTCACGATTGTTATACACTTCCTCGTCAAGAGTAACGCATTTTCTGTCAGCCGTTATGCCCACAAAGGTGAATGCTATGGTATCAGGTGAGGATTGCGAGTAAGCGGTGTCAAGTCCGGCTGAGAAGTACACATAATTGAAAGCTTTCGCCTGCTCTGCTGTCAAGATATTTCGCTTTTGCAGGTCAAACACAAGCCCTGTTGCACGTCCTCTCAGACCGAGTATCTTGTTCTTATACAGCTTTGTGCCTTTCGGAGCGGCAGCCATTTTCCGTTTGATATCCTCATCAGTAAGTGAAAGATTATCACGAAAAGTAAAGAACCAATACCGCCAATTGGGTACAGGTTCTTCTGTAAGCTCTTTCATTATCTCCGCAGGCACGTCACAGGCGTATTTCTGATACGGACGTGAGCGGTTGACAAACTCTTTGTACACAGGTAGCGAGGGGTCGTCAGGGTTAAGGGTCGCCATAAGGTAATCGTTACGGGTTGACATCTCACGGACAAACTCGATATCAGCGGTGTTTATCTCGTCGATATAAACGCAGCCGAACTGAGCGCCCAGCACCATTTCCCACTTATCCTTGTTATCATATCCCAGAACATAGATTATCTTGCCCTCAAACTTGATATGCGGCAGTTTGTAGTCCTTATCACCGTTGCCGAAGTACCGAGCATTGGTGTGCAGGTCAAGAATGCCGTTATCCTGCTGAATGATAGTTTCCTCAGCCTTTCCCGTAGTCTTAGCGGCAATGACGTGAAGCTTTTTCCTGCTTGCCGACACCATACGCATGAACTTTATGCCTGCGCCCACAGTTGTTTTGCCGCTTGCGGTAGTCCCCTCAAGGAAGTCCGCAGACACACCCCGAACGCTGTTGATGAAGTCCATATACTTCTGTGACAGGGGAAACTTACTCGTCAAGCCCCTCACCGCCTATCTGAGCGAAAACGTCTGAAAGCTTTTCAGAGGTCTTGACCTCCGCCTGTATCTTAGCCACATACTCTCCTGTCATTTTATTGAGGGTATCGACGGCTCTGATACGGTCAGCAGGGTCATTCTTGCCGTCCTTAGCGATATCAGACAAGAGTGCCTGCCTCTCCTTTGCGGTCATTATACGCTCGTCCTGAGCTTTCTCGGACAATTCACGGATATACTCCGCAACACTAGGATTATCTAGGATTTTGCAGGCGTCAGCTTTCGCATACTTCTCGCTGTATCCTGCCTTTATAGCACTCTGAACGGTGTTGCCGCTCTGAGCATAGTATTCTGCAAATTTCTTTTGCCGTGCTGTCATGAGGGCACCGTCCTTTCTGAGATTTTGATATAAAAAAGAACTGCCACATTGTTGTAGCAGTTCGTAAGATTATTTTTTGTCAATGATATAATTTAATTCATCAGCAGATAAGTTCGTTGAATAAATACCTTTTTCTTTATCCTTTGTAACTTCATAAAATCTTTCAAGCATTTCTTCATACCTAGGCAATATGTTCCAATGGCTATTAAACTCACAATTTTCAAATTCCTCAAACTTGTGATTATTTTTCACAAGCCATTTAGCGTAAACATAATGTTCTGTTTCTTCATTTCCGTCAAAGCCTCTGAACATATAGTCTTCACGATCTAGGCCTGTCACATCTTCAAGATTGTCAAAAGAGAAGACCATACGTCTAAACATACCTAAAATTTCATACACTTTTTCGGAAACTGATTGTGGCACTTCAAACAACGACGGACCTATATCGTCATATTCATATTCAAACCCCTGTGCGAGAATATCTTGATATATCTCATATTGTTCAGCGCTATCAGTGTCAAGGCGTTTAAGTATCTCATACTGATTAAAAAGTATTATTCTGTCTTTTCTGCTAAGTTCCATTTTAGAACCTCCTTTTGTTCATTTTCTATATATTAGCATATAAAGCATAAAATATCAAGGTTATAAACAAAAATTCTCCCTACTGCACAAAATCATTTTGACTTTTTTATGCATTACTTCAAGTTTTCGACATTTATGAACTTTTTACGACACAACGCAAAAGCGACCGCAAAATGCAGCCGCCCTTGTGAAATATTATAAGGAGTTTTTGTAAATGGTGGAGCAGATCTGAGCGCTGGCACGCTCTCGACCTGCATAAGCCCCTTACGGGGCTTAGAAAATTGGAGGTGACTTCAATGAAAGTACAAGTCTGAGGTACATCTACACTTTCCTCAGTTTAAATTATAACATAGTGAAAACCGACAAAACCGACAAATTAAGATTTTTTTGAAATATATCTTTTTATCTTCTTTTCAACTGCGTCCTCTGTGATTCTCCCACCACTAACCTGCATAGCTATCTGCAAGTACGTCTTACCCTTGATGAATTTCAGCACGAACATTCGCCGCGTCTGATAGTCCTCTATCCCCTTGATAAACTCCTCCACAGCCATCTGCTCACGCTCTAATCGTGCCTGCTCACACAGCAATGAAAGTGTATCACCGCTTGGCAAGAAGCCGTCTATGCGTGTGCTGTGTGGTGTGTAAGACGGCGGAGTGCATACGCTGATACTGTCGGCAACGTACTTGCCTGAAAGCTCTGTTTTGATGTCCTCAATGGCTGAGGCGTTCCTGCGGTAGGCTTTCAGGCGTGACATGGTCATAGGGTCGTTTCTTTCCATAGGATCTCTCCTCTCTTATTCCCAGCACAACATACCCGTTCTTTATTCCCCAGCCGTTGAGGATATATGTTATCTTGTATGTGTGCCCTGATATCTCATGTTTTGCGTGTTCTCTTACTGTGCCGTCTGAGCTACGATAAGACGTTCCGTCCGTCGGTATAAATCTTATCAGATCTCCTGTCTGAAAACCTCTGTCATTCTTCCTGACCTCGAAAGTTTTCTCACCGCTCAGAACAGCGTCACAAAATTCTGTGTTAAGTTTCAGATCATGTGTTTTCACTTTACCCCTCCTATAAACTCATCTGACTATCATCATAGTCAACTTTCCTCGTTGTCAGCCTGCCGTTATAATCAGGGTAACTGTTCAACCTTTTGTACCTTTCGCTAGTCTTGTCAGCCATAAAGCGATTGTCCTGTTCAGGCGGCGTTGGCAGGTAATATTCCTGTGGGATTTCCAAATCGTTAGCCGTGCAGATATCCAGAATGTATCGCTTGTATGCCAGAACGTGGTTTCTGCACAAATTGGCATTACAGCCGTCAGGCCATGACGGGTCACTACAGCCATGCTCGATAATGGACTTGTACCGCTCTATCGACTTCACGAGTTCTGCCGAATACTGTTTTAACATTTCTTCGGGCGTTTTGTCCTTTGCCATATTATCACTCCTCACACCTCAACTCTTCCAGCCTACAATACACCAACGTGTTGCCACAAGTCTTGTCAGTGATCTCCGCTTGATAGAAGAACTGACCTGTCTTACTGCTCTTGCGGATAATGCACCCTGTCAGTTCGTAGCAATCAGAGCCGTTGTAACTCACCCTGCGTCCAAGACTTTTCTTTACTTCGTGTATCGTCATAGCTTCTCTATCCTCACATAAATGCCGGGTATGTCCGCCCAAAACTTCTCGCATATCTCACTCGCCACAAGTTGGTCGTCTGTCCAGAAGTCAAGCTTTGTCATACAGTCCTTGAACATCTTCTGCAGGTTGTCTGTGTCAGGCTTGCTGATCTTGTACTCTCCGTTCTTGTGTTTGCCGTCGTTAGGAAACAGCCACTTTGTTATCAGCCTTATCCCACAGATGTATTTTTCAGGCGGTCTGTGCCTTGCAAGGTTTGCCGTGAGCTTTTCTTTTGCCGCCTTTACTTCGGGTGGGTCATAAAATATCGGCTTGCCATTTCTCACTGCCACCTTGTGCTCCTGCGCTGTAGCCGTCGGCGGTATCATCGCCATAAAAAATTCAGTCATCATCTTCCTCCTCGCATTTGAAATCTACTCCGTGCCACTTGTGTGACTTGTCATCATACACCAATGCTCCCGACTGTTTGACCATATCCCAAATGTATTTGAGTACCTGCGGCTGTTTCACGAGCCACCAAAGCGTGCGTGATTTTCGATAGTCGAAATCTTCATTAGGCAGCTTATGAAAAAGCGGTGGCATTTTCTTAGCTGCATTAACAACGTCTTGCCTTGCCTTACTTCTTGTTGCTTTCATCTGCGTGTGCTCCTCTCGTGCGTCATTATTCTGATTACTTTTTCGTCGGGGCAGTTTCAAGCCCCCGACAAAAAGTATTGTTTATAATAATAGATTTGTCTGTCCGTCCGACAAACTCGGTAATTTTCGATATTGTCCGACAAGAAAAAAGTTCGATTTTGTCCTGACACTTTTCGATTTTTTCCTGTCTGTCTAAAGTTCAAAAATTCGATTTTGTCTTGTCTGTCTACTGAGCTTTTAAGCCGCATTCTCCCTCTTCTATCCAAAAGCCACCATGCTCTTTGAGGTATCTTCCAACGGTCTTTTCGCTCTTTCCTATGTACTCCGCCAGCTCAGAAATGCGGCACTTGCCGTTCTCCTGCACACCGCTGAAAGCTGTTTCAATGCTCTCCTTGCGCTCCTTGCTGCGGTCTTCATTGGTCTTCTTCTTGCTGAAATTCTTTTTCCAATTCGGTGCGATGTCCTCTACCTCGCAGTCTTTAAGCACGCCCACAGTATCCTCTCTGTGAACAGGATAATCAAACCACATATTGAGGGGAGCAAATTTCGGGAACTCTCTCAGAGTACCCTCTATACGCCATGCCGTGCGGTTTCTTACCGCAAGCTTAGCCTTGTCTATGTCGGCCATCATAAGCTTGTATGAGTTCGGATGCAGTTGCTTGTGCGTTATCTCAAGCATTTTTGACGGCGTAACAAGATCGTCCTGTGAACAAAGATCATCAGTATTTCTGTAAAATCTCCTCATCCAGTTCTCACAGATACGGCAAACAGTTTCGTCCTCCTGCTGCTTGTAAAGGCTGTCTGAAATGTCAAGCTCTGAAAGGTCAAGAAGTGCGTCAGGGTCACGGGCGAATACTCCTGAACCGCTGGCTCTGTCCATTGAACGCTTACCGCCCTGCGCTCCCTTTGAGTGGTGGTGGCAGTATATGACCGCACAGCCAAGCTCTGTGCATACCTTGTCAAACTGATTGCAAAAGTGCGCCATTTGGTCTGCTGAGTTCTCGTCGCCTGTTATGACCTTGTAGATAGGGTCTATTATTACAGCAATGTAATTCTTCTTGCTTGCTCGGCGTATAAGCTTTGGTGCAAGCTTATCCATTGGTACGCTGTGACCTCGCAGGTTCCATATGTCTATGCTGTTGAGGTTATCAGGCTCTAGGTGCATTGCGGTGTACACGTCCTTGAAGCGGTGCAGACAAGATGCTCTGTCAAGCTCTAGGTTGACGTATAGTATCTTTCCTTTGGTGCATTGCCAGCCAAACCACTTGACACCCTCAGCTATCGCCACGCACATCTCGATAAGAGCATAAGACTTGCCTGCCTTTGACGGACCTGCAATGAGCATTTTGTGACCCTGTCTGAGAACACCGTCAATAAGTGGTGGTGCAAGCTCAGGCAGGTTGTCCCACTCAGCACTCAGGCTCTCAGGGTCGGGGAGATCATCATTGATACTCTCTATGTAATCTTTCCATTCCGAAAAGCTTTCTTTTCCTATGTTCTTGTCAATAATGAACTGCTTCTTGCCGTTTCTCATCACACCAGGCATACGGCTAAGACGTGAAGGGTTTCGGTTTTGTTTATCTATATCAAGACCGCTTTCCTTGCAGACCTTGTAAAGAAAATCAACACGCCTGCGGTATTCATCATAGTTGGGAGCGTCTATCTTGACGATAGCGTGAACGCTCTTTCCACCGCTGTATACAAGCACAGCGATAGGAAGTTCAAGCTCTCTCATCACAGCGTTCTGCTGCTCGATCGGCATACTGTCGCTTTCAACAAGAGCATAGCGGTAGTCTGTTACATTCTCGTTCTTTACGCCCTTGCCGTCAAGAGGATTGAAGCGTATCCACGCTCCTGCTTCCTCTTTGTAGTCACCGAACACCGCACCTATGTCGCCGTTACATTCGCCAAGCCTCTTGATAAGCTCCCCTGCCGTCCTGTCACAGCAGCCCTTTGTAGGCAGATACCTGGTCTTGCCGTCCTTTTCTGTTTCCCACGTTTGCGTAACATACCCCACGTTCTCTCCTGCTTCAAAGAGTGTTTCAAGATATGTGACTATCTCCTTGACAGGATCCCATTGGGCAGGCTCGGTGATCGGTATGCCCTCACCGCCGTTTACTAGGGGACTGCTTTCTTCTGCAACTATCTCGCCGTCCCAATCGTATGCCTTAAACTCATGGGGGCTGTATCCTCTTTCCTTTGCCATTTGCACGATAGTTCCTGCGGTCACGGGCTGAGCATTGCCGTTAAAGCCTTGCCACTTGTGTTCACACTCACCGCTGTGATAACGGCTGTCTGACCTCGACCAACTGTCCCAATCGTTCACGGAATAGCCCTCATGCTTGAGAGCCATTCCCACATTGACCCATTCCTGATAATCACAGCTTGCAGGGTCTATGTATTCAAGCATTTTAAGCAAATTTGTGTTATCCATTCACTTCTCCTTAGTTCTCAGGTGTGTATTTTTTCGGGTCAATATCTCTCGGCACTCTCCAGCCGTTGGCAGAGATACGGGCTATCATTTTGCTTGCACTGTCAAAGCTCCAAGAGCCAACGTGCTCAAAGCCCTTGCTTTCAAGCAGCCTTATTTGCTTTGGAGTGGTAAGTCCTGCATTGCGGCGCTTTTCAAGCCGGTCAAGGATAAGCTTTGCCTTGCCTGCGTTGTCTATATCGTCAGGGAAAATGCCCAGCTTTTCAAGCTTTGCTTTCTGCTTGTCGGTAGCAGGAGCACACTCCCAGCCAAAAGCAGGAACGTAAGAGGACAAGTCCTCAGCCTGTATTGACATTTCATACTGCAAAGGGTCAACGAGCTTTCGCTTGCGTGTTTTCATTTCTTTGAGCTGCTTTGCCAAAGACTCTTCACGCTGTGCCACAACGTCCTCACTTGCCTGTTTTTCTGCCTCCTCGATATCCACTGCACAGCCTGCCTCATTGGCAAGATTTTCGGTCATTTTCTCAGCGACCTCTTCATTCTGACAGATAAGGTGTGCAGGTCTGCAAAGCTCGTGGCGTTCTGTGTGCCACAGAAAGTCAAGCAGTAAAAGTTCTGTCTTTCCCTCGCAAAGTCTTGTGCCTCTGCCTACCATTTGACAGTAAAGTCCACGCACTTTTGTTGGTCTTAGCACGATAACGCAGTCAACTGACGGACAGTCCCACCCCTCTGTGAGGAGCATTGAGTTGCACAGCACGTTGTATTCGCCCTTGTCGAAAGCTTCTAATATCTCCGCTCTGTTTGTGCTTTCTCCGTTGACCTCAGCGGCGTTGAACCCTTTGCTGATAAGGATATCACGGAACTTCTGAGAGGTCTTGACAAGCGGCAGGAACACAACTGTCTTGCGTTTCTTACAGTATTTGAGCATTTCATCAGCTATCTGATAAAGATAAGGGTCAAGTGCCGTGTCGATATCACTTGCCTTGAAATCTCCTGCCTGAGTTGATACTCCCGAAAGGTCAAGTTTCAGCGGTATGGTGATAGCCTTGATAGGTGAAAGATAGCCCTCTTTGATAGCCTGCGGCAGGGTGTATTCATATGCAAGGCTGTCGAACACCGAGCCTAAGTTCTTCATATCGCCCCTGTCAGGTGTAGCCGTCACCCCAAGCACCTGAGCCTTTGGAAAATGGTCAAGCACTCTCTGATAGCCGTCTGAGATAGCGTGATGAGCCTCGTCAATTATTATGGTATCAAAGTAATTTTCCGAAAAGCCTTTGAGCCTTTTCTCACGCATAAGGGTCTGAACTGAGCCTACTACTACACGATACCAAGAGCCTAAACAACTTTGTTCTGCTTTCTCGGTGGCACAGCCAAGCCCTGTTGACTTCATAAGCTTGTCAGCCGCCTGGTCGAGCAGTTCGCCCCTGTGGGCAAGGATAAGCACACGCTTACCCTGCCGCACACATTCTTCCGTAACAGCCGAGAAAAGTATTGTCTTTCCCGTTCCTGTGGGCAGAACTGCAAGGACTTTGTTTATTCCCTCAGACCATTGTTCGAGTATAGCAAGCTTAGCCTCGTTTTGATATGGTCTTAAATTCATCATCAGAACGCACCGGCTTTCCAGCCACCTGTCTGAGCAGGCTGACTATACTGTGGTGTCTGCGTCTGAGCAGGCTGAACGGTAGTAACATTCTCGTCATAGGCATAGAGCTTTTTAATCTTGTTGGACTGCCTGTCCTCACCGTCCTTGTTCTTGTAGTTGTCAACGTAGACGTGACACTTGCCCTTTTTGCCTGTGATAGCGTTCCAGTTCATTTTCAGCGGCTCGCCATGCTTTTTTAGCCCGAGAGCCAGGAAAAGTGCTGAGAGCTTCCACTCAAACTTGTTGCAAAGGAAGAAGTTCTCTGTTATCTCCACGCTGTCCTCTGCACCCCAAATGGTGAATGTGACCTTTGCCATATTGCAGGGCGGCACTTTTGCCGACCCCTCGTGTCTTGCACGTTCGTACTTTGCAACTGTGAAGTCATAGTCCCCCTCAGGGAGCAGGACAAAGTCCCCACCCTCGTTGACTATCTCATCTTCCCAGCCGTATTCCATAAAATTATCCATAGTGTTGTCCTCCTTTTAAAATGGTACTTTCTGATTTTCTCTGATAAGCGGCAGCATTTGTTCCCAAGCACCTATCAAACAGCCCTGTACGAAGTCGTCAGGATAGTTTGTAATAGGAGTATCATAAGGGAAATAGTTTCTCTGCGATACCACAAGCCGTATATCCGATTCGCTTACGTTGTTGGCTCTCATAAGGTCTGCAAGTGCTTTCGGTATGCCATCAGGGATAACGATAGGTGGTGCAACGTCCTCAAAGCCGCTGAGATCTGTAAGGGGCTCTTCTGCCTTTGGTGCAGCTGTTGACTGAGCCTGCTGCAATGTCACTGCGTTTGATGTCTTATGAGGTGGCTGCGGTGCTGCTTTCGGCTGTGCAAGCTGCTCTTGCACACGTCTTGGCATCGGCACAGGCTTAGGCATTTCAGCAGGCTGTGTATACGCAAACAGGTGAGCTATACCACTATACTCAAAAGGCATTTCAGACGGAAGTCCGTCACGATTTTTAGCGTCCCAGCAAGGGTGATGTGTGGTGTACATAACACGGTCACCGCCCTGAGCTTTGAACTTCTTGCCGTCCTTATCCACAGCTACTGCATATGTTTTGTAGTTTGCAAACAACACCATATCTGCCCATTCTTTCACAAGAGGCGATATCTGAGAAGAAGTTTTCTTGCCGAGCTTTAACTCCCAACGGTCATAAGCACCAAGCTCGTCAGGCTGTTCAAACTTTCTCATCTGAGCGTGAGCCGTAAGCACAACGTTGATACCGCTGTCAACTACCTCCTGCAAGAGATTAAGGAACTTGCCTATCTCCTCTTTCTCGTAAACATAGCCGTTGCCGTAGCCGAAATCTTCAATGCCTTTCTTCTGATGTGCCGAGCAGATAGTTTCAATGCAAAGCTGTTCAGCCCAATCAAATGTATCAATGACAAGGGTCTTGCAGAGCCTGCCGTTCATAGCTTCCTTTACCTCGTTTTTGAGCATTTCCCAGCTTGTTGGCTTAGGGAAACGTCTGATGTTCAGTTTCTTTGTACTGCCCTCTGTATCAATAAATACAGGGTCGGGGAACTGAGCCGCAAAGGTGGATTTACCTATGCCCTCAGGACCATATATCACGACTTTCTGTGCGGAGCTTACAACTCCTGATGTTATCTCATACATTAAAATGCACCTGCTTTCCAAGTTTTCGTTTCTGATTTTTCGTCCTTATCGTTGTCCATTGACCTGCCGTCCTCGATGATGATACTGCACTCGTCACCTGTGGAAACTCTTGTGGCTATCGCCTGCAAGCCCTGTGCTTCAAGCCACTTGCCGAAGTCATCAAGGGTGTCGGTATCCATTTGTTCAAGCTTGTCCAGCAGGACAAAACCGCAGTCAGGGTTGAGCTTTCTTACGATAGAGGTAGCGACGATAAGCTGTTCAGCACCGCTTATACTGTCCCACTTATGCCCGTTATACAGCAACTCTCCGTCCTCAACGGAAAGTCCTTCAAGGGGCAGGTCGGCACTGCCCAGCAGGTCAGTTTTAGCCTGCCTTACGTCCTCTATCTGCTCAGTGAGATATGTATACTGTGAACGGTAGTCCTCAGCGTCTATCTCAGCTTTCTCCCTGTCGAGATTTGCTCTTATCTTCTTGTTCAGCTCCTCGATATCTGAGATATTCTTTTCAAGCTCCGCTGTGCTTTCGTCCACAAGGTCTTGTGCGTCAAGGCTTGCAAGCTTGAAGTTGTTCACTGCCGCTTCATAGCTTGCTTTTGCACGTTCATAGGCGGACTTAGCAAGCTCCAACTGCTTTTCGTAGTATTCTTTCTGGTCACGCTTACGCTGATTTTCGCCGTTATGAGCAAGTATATCCTGCTGCTGTCTGATAAGCTCCGAAGCTGAAACAGGCTCGGCAGGGACGTTTGCATACACAGGCATTTCCTTTGCAAACTTAGACTTCTGGTCAGCTATTCTGCCAATAGCGGTACGCTGGTCATAGAGGGAATGTTCCTTATGTTCCAACTGATAGAGCGTATCACCCACACCGATTATTTTCAGCAGAGTTGAAGCTTTTTCCTTGCTTGACTGATTTATGAACTTAGGCAGGTCAAGTGCAAACTGTTCAACGAAGCTGTTCAAAAGCTGTTGACCGCCTTTTTTACCTGTGCTGTCGGTGACTTTGAGAGAGCTGTTCTTACCCGAACGCTCCACTACTATACCGTTGTCGAGGGTGATCTTCAAGTGCGGTTCGACAACAGACCCCTCACGCTGAGGAGAGGACGGCTTATACTTGTCTCCCCCAAGTGCCCAAGCGATAGCGTCAAGGACAGAGGTCTTGCCCTGCCTGTTCTTACCGCCGATAACAGTAAGTCCATTCTTTGCAGGCTCAAGCTGTACGGCTTTTATTTTCTTTACGTTCTCAAATTCAAGCGAGTTTATTTTTACTGACATTTTTCATTCTCCTTCAACTGGTTTTTCATCCATTCATCAAACTTTTGCAGTTCTTCATCTGTCGGCTCGTCCTCAGGTCTGCCCTTATCAAAGCCCAACGTACAGCCACTTTCAAAGCAACAGCCTGCTAGGTCGGCAGAGCATTCCACATCATCGCCATATTCACGATATCCCCAAGCGCAATCCTGACAGCACTTCATGACAGGATCTATACAGCGTGTTGGCAAGCCTTTCATTTGCCGTCACCGCCTCTCAGCCTCTCGATGTTGTGCTTGAAAGCCTCAACATATCCTGTCAGGAATTCGTTTGGGTAATCATCGAGGGCTATTTTCGCCATTTCCTCTATTCCTTCTTGACAAATGTCAAGCAATGTGCTATCATCAAGGTGTGTTGAATTGGTATCTTTTGATACCTCCGAGCTTGTGCTGTTGGCAGACAGTGCAGGCTCGTTTTCTTTTATGTAGAGGGCAAAATACACGCCACATCTATAAAATCTTTTGCCAAGCGGACATTGTGTGCAGTCCATATTTCCGTCAGTGCAAACCTCCACCGCCTTTTCAATTTCCTCTTTCGTTATCATCTTTATCCTCCCTTACCGGCTGTACGCTCATATACTGCTTGCCGTCATAGTCCATCTTCTTCACAGGTTCAATCCCTTTCTCACGGAGCGACCTTGCGGCATCGCCAAGCCCTCTGTCAAAATCCTCACGGGTCTTGTAGAATGCACATCTGCGGCAGTAGTCCTTAGTTGGCGTTACTGTCAGCGCACCGCACTCGTCAGACTTGACATTTGAATGGAACACGCAAAGGCTTACCGCTCCACTGCCGTTGTCAAGGGGCTTGTCCCTCTTAAATACCTCTCTCATCACTATCATCGTTTTCGTCCTCCTCTTTTTCAAAACGTTTCTCCCAGTGCCTATCCACCACGCTCAGCACAAGGTACATCACTACATCTATGCCTGCAAGTACGGCTATAGTTATCAACAATATTCCTACAATGCTCATTACCACTTTCCTTTCATTTCAACTTCGACCTTGACCACGGGTCTGCCTGCTTCTCTCACCGCACGCTTTATGCTCTCCTCTGCTTCCTCGTAGGCAGTTTCTTTTACGCTTACATACCACCTGTACGCTACATACATTGTAAGCACCACCAAGAGCGCTACCGCTGCGGCACATCTGATTATCTCTAGTACGGCTATCATTTTCTCACGTCCTTTCCGTAAAGCGTGAGGAGTTTTTTAAGCCTTTTCTCGAAGTTGTCGATATCAATGCCCCACACCTCGTAGGCTATCTCGGTATTGACCGAGTGTGGCATCCATGACTTCACACCACGCTTTTCCATTTCTTCCTTAACAGCTTTCTTGATCTTGATAGTCTGCGTTTCACCTGTGCTGAACAGCTCCTTGATATCCGCATTGGTTATTTCGGGCTTTTCATAGTACAGCCGCACTGCCATTTCAATGTCAGGTGACCTCATTTAGTCCACCTCCTCGATTGTCAAGACAGTTTCACGAGGGCTAACACTTGCCTTTGTCAGAGCCTCGTACTGACTCTTTGCAGCTACTGTGAACACCCTTTTATCGTGAAACTGGTCTATCGTTGTGACTTTGTAAATTTTCATTTTTTGTGCCTCCTCTAAATCATTTATTATATTAAAGCAATAACAGTCTGAACGTTTCTTTTCCTTTAGGCGTAATAAACACCTGCGTGCTTGAAAAACCTGTTTTCTCATTAGAAAACTCCTTGACTTCAAACAAGCCGTTCTCCATAGGCTTTGCATACGGCATAAGCTTGCCCTTTTTATCTCTGTAAAGATACTTTTTATCAAGCAGGAAATTTACAAATGTATTTTGCTTGACTTTAAGTTCCTTAGCTGTTTCTCTTATTCCCGTCAACAGATTTCTGTCCACGAGTTCATCAAAGTAATCAGCTTTCGGTTGCATAATCTGTTTATCAACAGTAAGCTGTGAAACACTTACTTGCAGAGCTTTTACCTTTTCATTGGCAATTTCCAAAGCCCTTTTCATAATCATCTCAGGACTGTTCCACGCTTCTTCAACTCTTATGAAGTACTGACGGAACTGCTTTCCTTTTTCACTTCTCTGCAACATACAGATCTCCTTTGCCATTGGGATTGTAAGTTGGTGGTCGGTAAGTTCACGACTTACCTGCCTGTTTCCCTCAGTACGAACCTGCTCATTTTTGAGCGGGTTGAAATCCTCACCCTCCGTAAATCCGTATTCACACATTCTCGGAAACCAGTCTTTATAAGCGGTCTTGACTTCAAGTGCCTCGTGTAGTTCCCTGCCCGATACTGTTGGGCGTTCAGCATTTTCATAACTGATTTTGATTAGTTCATTCATTAGTCATCTGTCCTTTCGTTTGTTTCGATATCTTCCAAAAGCATATCCGTCGAGCAATCAAGAATTTGTGCCATTTTCTTAAGACTTATAACATTAGGTATTCTTGCACCATTTTCCCATTGAGATATCGTATTTTGAGATACTCCCATTTGATTAGCAAACTCAGCTTGTGAAAAGCCCTTTTTCCTTCGAATAAGTTATAATTTCTTCAATTGATTTCACCTCCAAACTATGATTATTTTGAGATTTCAGCATGATTAAATATCTCATATAAGGATAATATCACATATAGCGATTAATGTCAATCCCTTTTTGAGATATTTGTAAAAATAGCTTGACTCTAATCTCATAGAGTGATATTATTTGTTTAAGAGATACAAATTACATTGGTTATCTCATAGGAGGATTGCAATGAACAGAATAGCAGAATTACGTAAGAAAAAAGGAATAAGTCAATCAAAATTAGGCGAAATAGTTGGTGCTGCACAAAACACTGTTTGTAATTGGGAAAATGGATCTAGACAACCAGATAATGCAACACTTATTAAAATGGCATCTTATTTTGAAGTTTCTACTGATTACTTATTAGGATTATCCGATGATGAAAATGAAAGAATCAAATTAATTGCCAGACATTTGGAACAAATTCCTGAAGAAGATCGAGAACAGCTTGTTAAAAATTTTGAACAAACAATAGATATATACTTATCAGCAAAAGGATTAAAAAAATAAATAGCTTATAGGCTGTCTCTTATACACATCTCCGAGCCCACGAGACGCGTAGTAATCTCG